CGCAGATCGGCATGCTTGACGTGAAAGGCGACCTGGTGAGGCGACAGGTTGACCTTGCGGCCGCGTTTGACCACCTTCAGCTCCACCATCACAAACAGGCCATGCGGGAATGCCAGCAGACAGTCCGGGATGCCCAGGTTGACCCTGGACTCAATCCGGGTGAAATGGCAGCTTGGGAGGTTCTCTTTTAGCCTCTTGTACAGGTTCGCTTCCGGTTTCAATGCCATCGTCTTCTTCCTCTTCGGGCTCTTCCAGGATTTGCTTAGGTGTCACGTCCACAATCGGCCCGGCGTTGCCCCCATACAAGCGTTTGATTTCTTCCAGCTTGCGCATGACCTCTTCCTTGCTCATGCTGTCGATCGTACCGTGGCGAATTTCTTTGCGGTCGATGTAGATCGAACCCAGGGCTTGGCCCCTTCGGTATTCAGCCTGGACGGCGGCGCCATACGCGCCAGCTTGCAGGGCCTGGTCGCGGATCACCTGGAGGTCTCGCATGTGCCGCTCAAACGTGGTGCCGTACTTTTCGCCCAGCTCGCGCCTTCGCTCCTGGATCGCTGTCACGATATGCGGGCAAACCTCGGGGTCGGTGAGGTCTCGCGCCTTCGTCCTTGCCCAGGTCTCGCCGTAGCCGGCGCGGATCGCCGCCTCTTTAAGGGTGACATGGCCGTCGCCAGCACAAAACTCTTCGACAAACTTCCATTCCTGGGGTGTCAGGACTTTTGGCTTGTGGGGCTTCACGGGAGAGGTAACCCTTGACTCAACAACAGCGGGCCTTCCGCCCAAACTTTTGCCGGCCAAAAACTTCTCGTCCTTAGAGGTTCCTTTACGGCCCATCAGGCCACCCGCCAAAGCCGCCAGCCTTCGCCATGGCGTCGGCATGTGAATCGGGTGCCTGGGTGGCGTCTGGAGTACATGTAGGCAGCGCTACGCAGGTTCTTGATCCAGGTGGCATCCACGATCATGAAACTGTCTCCAATGGCCATATCAGGAAATGGGTAGCGCTCTCGGGGATCGACGCCACCAGGCAGGGGGATGTTTTTTTCTATTTGCATGGCCACATTGTGCAACAAATCCACACCTAACGCAACAACAGGGGCTTCCGGGGTCAAATTCAGGGTTTTAGTTAGACTTTTTTAGACAAGAGTATGTTTTATTTTTTTCAAAAAGTCAGCTCGCGCGCATTTTATGTAAATTACATCCATTGACTATGTGTAATGTACTGTGTTCTCATAACTCATTGATTTCATTTAACTATTACACCATTACATCTATTACGTCTAATTTCAAAATAAAAAAATAAAAAAACACTCTTACCCAAAAAAAGTCTATACAAACACGTAATTTGCCCTCGGTCCGTGGTCCTCGCTCCATTCAACTGTATAAATCCACAGTCCACCTAAGGGTAAACACCTAGAAACAAACCACTTGACACGTTGACAGTTGACATGTTATATGGTACAATTTAATTGTCAGCTAGATAAGTTGACACCTGTTCTTTAACATTAGAAAGTGAGAAAGTATATGAACACGAACAATCGCGTGTGGATCGAACTCGACCCTCCCCAGCCCGGCCACCCTGAACAAGGGCATGACCGGGCGGCTGCAGCCACCAGGCTCTTGGCCAAACTGGGGATTGACTATGGTACTTACCCGGCGGTCTGGTTTGATGAGAAGAAAAGGCAGTATGCCTTCACCCAATCATCGGCCGGCACCTTCACCTGGTCCTCGGACCATGGTCATTGGTTCAATTTAGATAAGCTCTCCGCTTAATCCCTGCAACCCCAAACCCGCCAGCTCAACCCTGGCGGGTTTTTTATTGCACTTTCCCACCCAACCATTCCTTGTGCTCCCCCGACAGCATCTTGGCCGCCACCTCCATGGGCATCAGCTCGCCAAACTCAATCTCTGTGACTTCCCCGCAGTCCATCACCGGCCCGATGAGCGCGTACTTATTCCCGCCGGCCGTGATGATGACCACTTGGACCAGGGGCCGTGGATCAAGGGCCTGGACGATGTCAGCAAGAGACGTGGTCACGAAGAGACTTTCTGCCACCCAGGCCCGGTATCCCCTTGTTGGATGCCTAGGTCCAGGGAGAGTTTCTCGACCTCGCTGGTCAGGTGCTGGGCTTTTCTCAAAAGCTCGTTCGACTGGATCACCAGGAACTCCATTTGGTCGTTCTGAACTTCGATTCTTCTGCGCAGACCGTTGATGTACTCAAGAGTTTCTACGCAGGTAACGTCAACAGGCGGATTTTCTGTTGTGAAGATAGCGGGTCTCATGTTGTTTCCTTCAAAAGTGAAATGGGAAAGTGGCAGCAGCGAATGTCTTCGCTGCTTTGGGCCAAGGCGCGTTGGGCGCGAGAACTGTTTTTATCTCAGTCATCTTGCAAACTAACGTAAAACAAGCACACTAACGCACCGACTGTTATCACAATGCCAGTGCCAACAAGTAGCACGATGGTGGCAATAGTCTCAATCATGCTTCACCTCCACCTCTGCCTGGGTTTCGATCCACACCTTTGCCCCGCACGATAACGGTTTGTCGGGCGAATACACCACACGACTTGCACCTTTGATGTCCACAGTGTTTGCGTAGTTGTTGCTTTTATAGTTCTTTATAGTGAGAACCGGGTCGTTTGTACCATTCTTTGTGTTGGCTCTAATAACGTGCTGGTTTACATGAATGATGGTCTTCACACGCCCTCCTTCTGTTTGGCCTCGATAGCATTGTTGACGATGATGCGCCACTCTTCTGGCGTGAAGCCTTCCCAGTCCGCTGCGTTGTTACTTGCCAACCCAAGCGCGATACCTCGCAGTAACGCGCCCTCCATGACGGTCTTGTGCTCTTCGGATGTCATGTGCAACACGATGGTTGCGGTGCCGTCTTCGTGCTCGGTAATGTCTGTTACTTTCATATGTCAGCCCTGTTCTTTCAAGTAGGTGTAGTAGTCTTCGTCGGTTTTAAACGTGTACTCTGTGCCGTCTGCGTGCGTGACATGAGGGCTGCTGTCTTTGACGTTGTCGTACTCGTACAGAAGCCAGTAAACATCGTCAATGTCCTCGCCGAATAGGCCTTCCAATAGCTCTTGGGACTTCATGTCCTGCATGTTGGTGTACTGATTGTCCATTAAAAAGTTACGCACATCGTTAGGCAGCGAGTACAGGTACTCATCGCGCTGCTTCTCGTAGTCCCGCAACTTGCGTACGATTTCAATTAGTTCTGGTTTCATTTGAAGTACACCACCAGTACCAGGCACACAAAGGCAAAGCCCAGTAGGTCTTCCATAAATTCACTCATTAGAATTTCTCCTTGTAAAACTTGCCGATGACTTCGGCCAGCTCGTGGATGTGAAAGTCTCCGCCCTCGCCACCGGCGTCGCTGATCCAGATCATGCCCGGCTGTACACCAGGCGTAAGGGTCCAGCCTGCAACCTTGACTTCAAAGCGCTCACGCGCAGCTATGAAACCCTGGTCGTAGGCCACCTGGGCCTTGCACGCGTCCTCAATGGTCATCAAGGTGTGCTTTTGGCATTCTTCCCAGACATACTTGGCGTTTGTTTCGCCAAGTACCTTTTGCTCTGCCTTGGTCAATTGGGACCACCATTCTTCAAAGTTCATAATGGACTCCCTTTGAACAGGCCCGTGATCCGTGACCAGGTCGTCTCGCGCAGCCGCTCATGCAGCTCTTTGTTTGTGGCCAAGAGCGCGTCGTAATCTTTCTCTACGTCCTTGCGGCCCTGCTCGCGGCCGTCACTCCAGCCCTTGGCATAAGCCTCGGCTGCCACGTCCTTAAAGGTGCGGCGTTTGTATTTAGTAGTCGTAGTCATCGGTTTGGTTCTCCATATGTTCAAAAACTTCTTCGTCAATGCGCACGCGCTCTTCTTCGGTCATCTTTGCTTCAAGCCAGGGCGCGGGCCGGCCTTTGGTGTCGAGGATTTCCCACTCACCTTCACCGCCCTCGGACGGTGCCCAGTTGTCGGGATGCCCTGACAGGTTGGCAGGTACATAGGCGTCCCAGCTGGTCACGCGGATGATGCAGGGGATGCCGCAGCAGGTGGATTCAAACTCAGTCATACCTTCACCTCCAGCAGCTCCTGGTCATCATCCTCACCAACGTATGCCGAGAACAGGGTCAACTCAAAGTTGCCCTCGTCGGTTTCAATGATGATGTCCCGCGAGGCGGAATACATGTCGTTGGTTTGGTTGGGACGGATCGCGCTCAAACGAATGCTTTTGACGCGATGGATGTTCAAATTGAAGTTCATGTTATTTCTCTCTTTCTTTGGTTAAGTTATCGTGCGTTGCCTTGCAAGCGGTCTGCGACCAGTGTGGCGTAGCCCGCGATGTCGACCCAGCTGTCCACCTTGTCGGGGTTGCCATTCACAATGCGGCCAATCTTATGGACGATCATCTCCAAGGCTTCCCACTGGTCATCTGCAAACGTCTTGTCGTGCCTGGCTGCGTGGTCCGCGAGCAGTCGTTTGATGCTCTGCATCAGCGCTGCACTGTCCTTGAATCTGCCGTAGTCCTGGGCGCGTGCGTTGATCGTCTCTTCAACACGGGGCTCCTGCAATTCAGGCATCGGCACCATTTCAGGCGGCTGCCACTCATCCAAAATCTGCTTGCGCAGCTTGTAGGTCATGGGCTTGGGGGCCTGGAATTTGGTGGCCACTTTGGTCACTTCAGCGTTGGGGTACTTGCGAAAGTATTCGCGGATTTTGTCAGACTTGGTCATGTTGTTTCCTTTTGGATTTGAATGATTGCACGTGCTTTGCCTTGGGCCACTGCCCTTTGAACAAAGTCGTACGCCTTCTCGATGTCATGCACAGTGGCATGCGCCAGCTGTTCCTCATGCAGGTCCATCACCAGCTTCAGGGCTTCCCACTGCTTGGCTGTCATGATGAAACGCATTCCGTTGGCCACGCCGCGTCGCGATAGTTCAAGCAGAGCGTCTTGCCCCTGCTTGACTTCGGTGAGCCAGTCGCTGCCCTTACCCATGATGGCCAACGCTTCAGTGATGTTGAACGCGCCAATCAGCATGTCGATGTCTTGTTTGGTTGCCTTGCCCATACGCAGTTGCTCTAAGGCAGTGCGGTTCTTGAGCTGCATGTCAATGTAAATTCCTGGCAGATCGCGCACAGGTTTAAAGCCTGACAGCACAAAGTCCAGAGGACTCTGAAGAACTGTGCGTGGGCGGTACTTGCTGCGCTTCTTCATTTTGAACGGCGAAACAAAGGACGGTAGTTACCCAACAACATATTCTGAAGAAACTCTTCATCACTTGATAGCTGGGGTGGCTTGGGTTGGTACGTAAGACCAATCAATACCTTGCCGGTGTACAAGAACCTGTTGGATGCAACAAGTCTTGCAGTCACCTCTTGTTCTCTCGTATCAGCTTTTTCAATCATTGCACTCTTTCTCCTTTCTGTGTTTGAGCTGTGATCTTAACACATTTAGTTCACTTGTCAACAACTCAACTTTCTTTTCTGTATTCAACCAGGCTTTACGCCACAGTCGCTGGTCTTCAATACGCTGTGCAGCTGCTTCAAGTAGTTCCTTTATCGCAGGGAATACCTCCTTGACTGAGCGCAGTTCCTCTTGCAGTTTCATGGCTCATAGTTCTCTGCAATGTCGTCTTCAAAAAGCATTATCTGGTCCTCGGTCAACGTCTTGGTGATGTCAACCTGGCGAGGCTTGCCACTTGGGCCTGTGATGGTCAACAAGACTTTGGTGATGTCCAGTTGCGCGGGCAGTTCTGTGCCCTCCACCAGCATGGCAGGGAGAACCTCAAAAGTGAGTTCGACGGGGAACGTCATCTCGGTCTTGTATTTCATTTTTAGCTTTCTCTCGGTTGTTGGCGATGCGCTGCAGCGTCAGGGATTCTTGGTAGGCTTTATCAAACGCAGGAGTCAGGAGACTCTGCATGAACGCGCCCATTCCTACTTTGTAGAACGCGGCCATCTCTTTGAGCATGTAGTACGCATCCTCAGGTAGCGACACGGTGATCCACCGTTGTCCAGGGCGCTTGGATGGTGACGCACGTACAGCGTCATACCGATCCTTCTTCTTAGGACCGGAACGCTTTGGTCTACCACGTTTTTTCATCGGCTGGCGAATGTACGGC